GCAGCAGCACAGTTTATTCTGTTTTGTCGTCTGATATTCTCGCATATGTGCAAACCAATATCGGCACATCTGAATATGACGTGGCAGACATTGCGGCGCGCAATGCTCTCTCGGGGCTATCTACTGGCGACCGCGTGTTCGTCGTCGATGCATCCGCAGATTCAACAGTAGAGAGCGGCTGGGCAATTTATGTTTGGCGCGGATCGGCATTTACAAAAGTGGCTGAGGCTGAGGGGCTGGATGTCACTGTTGGCGGGGCAAGCCTTGGTTACACCGCCAGCGCCACACAAGGCATCGTCACTTCATCGACAGGCACTAATGCAACCCTACCAGCGGCCACCGGGACCAACGCGGGCCTGATGCTTCCCGCGCAATTCACTAAGGCAGGACATATCGCGGTCACGGATGCAGTTGATCTTGATGACTTGCTCGCGGCATCTCACGCAGCGGCTACCACGGCAGGGACCGCGAACAATAACCCGATTGTGCTATCAACGCAGGAACTATCGTTCTCTATTTCCAATCTGACATCGGCCCCGTAAAATGGCTGTTACATCAACTGATCTTTTAATGATTGAGAGGGGCGGGACGCTGTATAAGGCGCCCGTTTCTGAATTGCCCTCGGGCGGTGGTGGTGGTATCCAAGACCTACGCACCGCGACCGCCACGACAGCGACCACTGGCACCGGAACCATTACGCTTGTGTTCACGGGGGCTGGCCTGCAATCCGCAGCCGCTGCGGGCGTGTCTGACGGAGATACCGTGCGCTACGCAATAGAGGACGGGACCGCGTGGGAGATCGGCACGGGCGTTTATACGGCGTCCGGCACGACACTAACGCGGGGGCTTGGCGAGAGTAGCACGGGGAGCCTGTTGAGCCTGTCGGGGTCGGCGGTGGTGTTTGTGACTGCGGCGGCGGAGGATGTAGCCACCCCCATCGGAACTATCGAAATACACCCCGCGTCACAGGACAGGCTAGGCTATCTGGACCTAGACGGGCTTATTTATGAAACAACTAGCTATCCAGAATTGGCGGCTGCGTTTCCGAATTGGAGACCTAGTTCCTTTTCAGATGTTGTAAGTGGAACCCCAACACTATCTAGCACAGGATACGGCGCGGCGTTCTCGCCTGACGGTGACTTATTAGCAGTGGCTCATGTTGGCGGTAATAACCTGACAATCTTGGACACTTCAGATTGGAGCGTTGTAAGTGGAACCCCAACACTATCTGGGACAGGAAACGGCGCGGCGTTCTCGCCTGACGGTGACTTATTAGCAGTGGCTCATTTTGGAGGGAATAACCTGACAATCTTGGACACTTCAGATTGGAGCGTTTTAAGTGGAACACCAACACTATCTGACGCAGGAAGAGGCGCGGCGTTCTCGCCTGACGGTGACTTATTAGCAGTGGCTCATGTTGGCGGTAATAACCTGACAATCTTGGACACTTCCGATTGGAGCGTTGTAAGTGGAACCCCAACACTATCTAGCACAGGATACGGCGCGGCGTTCTCGCCTGACGGTGACTTATTAGCAGTGGCTCATGTTGGCGGGAATAACCTGACAATCTTGGACACTTCCGATTGGAGCGTTGTAAGTGGAACCCCAACACTATCTGGGACAGGAGTAGGCGCGGCGTTCTCGCCTGACGGTGACTTATTAGCAGTGGCTCATGTTGGCGGTAATAACCTGACAATCTTGGACACTTCAGATTGGAGCGTTGTAAGTGGAACCCCAACACTATCTAGCACAGGATTAGGCGCGGCGTTCTCGCCTGACGGTGACTTATTAGCAGTGGCTCATGTTGGCGGTAATAACCTGACAATCTTGGACACTTCCGATTGGAGCGTTGTAAGTGGAACCCCAACACTATCTGGGACAGGAAGAGGCGCGGCGTTCTCGCCTGACGGTGACTTATTAGCAGTGGCTCATTCTGGAGGTAATAAACTGACAGTAATAATCAACGCAGACGAGACAAAAATAGAAATACCAAACGAGTTCCCTCCTGTTTTAGACGCTAAATATGCCGTCAAAGCGGAGGAAATATAATGCAGGTATATGCGACAGACAAAAGCGGGGTATGGACGGGCGAAAGCCGTGAGGTCGGCCATAAAGATGGACGTCACCGCCACGAAGTCCCGCACGATCCACCTGCACTAACCGGAAATCAAGTGGCCCAATGGCGCGGCCATGTCTGGGTTGTCCTTGATGATTACCCTATACGCGAAAAGCGGAGGGACAAGGTTGCAGCACTCGCCACACGCCGCTGGCAAGCGGAGGAAGGCGGCACCACTCTAGGCGGCAATCCCCTTGCGACGGACAGAACAACGCAAGGGAAAATAACGGCGGCATTTGTCAAGGCGGCGGCTGATCCAGCCTATGGAATTGGCGCGTGGAAGTCTGGGCCGGGTGTATTCTCAACGCTCAACGCGGCAACAATCATCGCGGCTGCAGACGCTATCGAGGCGCACATTCAGGCGTGTTTTGCGAATGAGGCCACGCTATCCGCGCAGATTGAAGCGGCGACCAATGAAACGGAATTGGCGGCTGTGGATATTGAAAGCGGATGGCCGTGATACGTATGCCCCGCCCTCTTTATATCGCTTGCCGCGTCGGTGAGATGTTCGTCGGGCTGGTGAGCCGCGCGATTAACGGTTCACTCCCCGGCGGCTCAACATTCCAGACATTAAGCGCAAGGTCGCACATTGAGACAAACACGGGCTGGCTACGAGCGCGGAGAATTATCAACGCGATGTTTTTTTGGCAACCGGATCACTGCGCGGCGGAATGGCAACGCGAAATCGAAAACGCGGAAAAGACGCTGCGAAAAGTGAAAGGCAAATGACACAGATGATTGAAAATATCGAGCGCGGCATTACGCTGCCCAAATCGCTTGCGTGGGTTATTCTAGTCGGCTTCTTAACCGGCGGCGTTTGGATCGGAACGCAAGTGACCGACGCAAAGGCAGGCATAAAGGCCTTGTCGGACCGGCAGGTTGAGGATCGTGGGGCAATCAAAAGCAACACGGAAGAAATCAACAATCTGCGCTCATCTACTGCGCGCATTGATCAGCGGCTAACAGGCATTGAAGACATCTCAGCGCGCACTGAAGCGTCTGTATCTGAAATCTTGCGCTACCTGCGCGGGAACACTTTTGGCCGTAGCAACGGAGCGGAATGACAAAATGAAACTGATACCAGACGCAAAGACGGTGGCGCTTAAATCCTATTCGATGTGGGCTAATTACTGCGGCATCGCGGCGATAATGGCGCCCGATGCGATCTACCTTTCCACCGGTCGGGACACCAACCCGCACATGTGGCTGGCAATCGGCCTTGGCCTGATTATCGCAGGCATCGCGGGACGGATTGTATCGCAGGGAATCGCCCGATGATTAAGTCATTCCTATGCGCGATCTTTGTCTGTGCCGCTGCGCCTCCCGCGCCGATTGCAAACACCACAGAGGCGGCGACCATGCGTGTCCTTGTGCCGTTGGTGGCAAAATGGGAGGGCAAGAAAAACACCGCCTATCTCGACACCATCGCCAGCCCTGCTGTGTGGACTGTCTGCTATGGCGAGACGCGTGGCGTAGGGCAGGGCGACACATACACCGATGCGCAATGCTCGGCCATGCTGGAGCGCGGGCTCGGGCAGTTTCGGGACGGGCTGCATGGATACTTTACGCGGGAGACACGGGATTTGCGCCTGACGCCAGAGCGTGACGCGGCCTATGTGTCGCTGGCATACAACGCTGGGATCTATGGCATTGGCAAATCAACGGCAACTCGGCGGCTGAACGCTGGCGACATCGCGGGCGGCTGCGCAGCGCTCGGCTGGTGGAATAAATCCGGAGGCAGAATTGTGCGCGGGCTGGTCAATCGCCGGGCTAATGAAACGCGGCTCTGCATGGTGGGGCTGACGTGATCCGCGCCTATCTGGCTGGAGGCATCCTCGCGGCGTTCCTGGCGCTTGCTGGGGGGCTGTGGTGGCAGTCCAGCACCATCGGCAACCTACGCGACGACAACGCCCGCTTGACGCGCTCTGCGGCGGCGCTAGAGGATGCCCGCGCGCAGGCCCGGCTTGCTGCCACCGTGGCCCAATCCGAGGTGGCCCGCCAGCGCGCCAGGGCCGCCCAATATGAGCGGGTAAAAGACAGCTTTCGCAAAGGAGACTTCGATGCGCCCTTGCCTGATGATTTTCGCGTGCTGCTCAATCGCATCCTGCGGTCCAGCAACGATTGAATACCGCAACGTGCTGCCGGACCTGCCAACCGAATTGCGCACCCCGGTCGCGGTGCCGGATCGGCAGGCTGAAACGTTGGGCGATCTGGGGGTGATACTGTCCGATCACGTTGAAGCGCTGGATGCGGCCAACGGCAAGATTACGGCGATTGATGACATTTGGCGCACCGCTGAGGCTGGCATCTAAGCAAGGAAATCCACATGAAAATGATTGCAACCGCTCTGGCGGTCCTTTTGGCGTGTCCTGCCGCCGCTGAGTGCTACAAGCGCGACCACCTCGCCGCATACCTAAAGGTTGAGCATGGCCTTGCGTTGCATTCATGGGGCTTGGATGACGCGGGTAACATGGTCGAGCTATTTCTGAGCACCGGCGGTCATTGGGCAGTAATCCAGACCACACCGACGCGTTGCGCCTCAGTTGCCATGCCGCACAAAGCCCGCGGCAGGCTGAGCGACCCCGTGCCGCAGAATAAAATCAACAGGCCGGGGCCGCGTATGTCGCCGGGTGAGGTGGGGTGAGGGTGCGTCTAGCGCCTCGGTGTTTGCACATCGGGCCGTTGGTTTTTCCTCCAGTATCATCAGGATTGTGCGCTGCTGAAACGTGACGCGGGCGCGGGAAAGGTCGGCAATCACCACCACGCCCACCAGCCGAGCAAGATGCATACCGCCGCCGCGACGATCCCGGCCCAAACGAACGCGGCGCTGATTAGGCTGGGCCGCCGCTGCCATCCGGGCGGTTTGGCGGGATGGCGCCAAGGGCCGCCCCGGCGCGCTTGATGCTCAAGGTATGTGAGGGGGCTGACGTCGTAGTCGAGGGGCTGTTTGCGGGTCATTGGGTGGCATCCGCTAGGGCGGCGGTGGCGCGCCATCCTGCGTCGTCTCCGCCTGCATACTTAACACCAGCAATTTCAATAGGAGCGTAAAATTTTAACGCCTCCCTCAGCCGCTTCACCTCAGCGCGCAGGGCGTCGGCTTCGGTGCCTGGCTCCAGCGCGTCAAGTATGCGGCGCTCGTAATCGGCTTGCGCGGCGGCTTTACACTCAGCTTCGCTTAGGAAAACGGCCCTTGTGTGTTCCTCGCCTTTAAGCCACCAAGTCCAAGCAGGACTAGGAGACGTTGAGCAAGCTACGTATCTCATTCCGGGCTGGGGCTTTGACAAATCAACTATACCGTGAACCCACACCAGCGGCTTAACCTTGGGCGCGCTCATGCTGCATCTTCCGCTAAGGCGGCGCGGGCGGCCATGACTTCTTGACCAATTAAGTCAGAGTTGCACCATCTGTGACCATTTTCGTCGGTCTGCAATAAGTTCAGCTCTTCGATTCGATCAAGAACCCTTACTCCTTTTTTCAAAGCAGCGCGTAGGGCGTCAATTTCGTCCTCCATGTCACGGGCCTGCCGGGGCTTTCCGTCTTCGCCGATGTATGTGTAGGATTGTGAAGAGCGCAGGGCGTCGTGCAAATCCTTGCGCACGTAGTCCACGCCATCTGCGCCCGACTTGTGAAAGTTCTGCCGCCACTCGTCGGACACATGGCCCGTGCAGTGGATGAGGTTGATGAGTTCGGGGCCAATCATGCCGCGTACTCCTCTTTGCGCGTGTCATATGCGCTGTCGGTGGGGTCACTGATGGTTTCGGCGCGTTCCTCGGGCGTGATCGGTGCGCCTTTATTCCAGAACCGGACATATGCGGTCGCGGTGGCTGTCACGTCGAACGCCATGGGCGCTTGGGTGGCTGTGGGCGGGTGGATTTGCCAAACAAACGCTTCCAGGCCCTCGTGCATGCATGCAGCCAGCGCATCGCAAGCGGTGATGAATGTGGCAGGGTCGCAGGCGTTGGCGAGGCCCAGGGCGCCGTTGTCGGCAACGGTCTGGAAATACGGGGCGGTGATGAGGTGGGTCATGGTGGTGCTCCTTAATCGACTGAGACGTTGTATTTTGACGCCATTTTGGCGACAAACCTGCGCGTTGCCTTAGCGCGCTCTTGCGCAGTGATGGATCGCAATGGCTTCCCGGCCTCGTTGCGCTTTTCCAGATCGGCGGCGGCGGTAAGTGCCTCGTCTGCCGCGTCGAGCAGCAGGATCATCCGCTGCAGATCGTCGGTGTCTATTTTGGTCATGCCTTGCACCCGGCGCGGATCGCAGCGGCCTGGATGCCCTTGGCTTCACCCTTGAGGCGCGCCAATTCGGCAGAGCTATCTTGACCGGCGATGAAAAACGCGGCTGGCCAGAACAGAACAAGCGCTACGGCAGTCATTGCTACGTCACTGTTCGCGGCTGTCTGCTGCTGCCCGGTAGTCTGCACTAGCTGGGCATTGACCCGCTGTGCCTCGGCGTTCAGCGTTCCGCACGACATGCCCTGATAAGCGGTAGGGCTGACATATGAGGCGGCAATCTGGTCAGGCTGCGAGGCGCATCCAGCAAGGGCAGCGATGGCGATTAGGGCGGTGAGGGGTTTGGCTATGTTCATTGGTTTTCTCCGAGTTGCGGTTCGTTAAATAAACAATGGCATATGCGCGGGCGCACGGTCAAGTGTTATTTCATACGATGCAGCCTTAAAATTTCTGACTCAAGGTAAGGCCGGATGCTTGCGGGGGCTTTTGCAATAGCGTTTCGCCGGTTTCCCTTACCATCAATAGCTAGGACTTCGTTCGCGCCCTGATATATCGCAAATCTTGCCCAGCTCTGAACGGCCTCTGGCGCGTCTTTCATTCGCACAGCGCCGCGCAAAACATCTTCAAGCTGCTTTGATGGGCGGGCCACGCTATCAGGCCACATGGAGCGCCAGCCAGTCTTGCACTGCCTGCTTCGCCGCCTCATGCCCCAAGGCAATGCAGACAAAGCATCCAGCCCGCGCCGATGCCCGCAGATAGTCAATCTGCCCATCCTGCCATGCGCTTTTTGTGTGGTCGCGCCGCTTCACTTCACAAACAAACGCTGGCGCGCCCGGTATAATAATATCACTGGCCCCCGGCGTCATTCCCTCAGCCTTAACCTTCTGCATCGCATGGAACTGACCGCCCCTAAGCTGCCCCTCATTGCGGGGATGAACGGCAAGAGCGCCCAGAGTTTCCGGGTATTCGCGGCGCAGCCAGTTAAAAAGCGTCACCTGCTCCATGCTTTCGACTGCGCACTTCCCGCGATATAGTCTGTCACCATAGATCAAAATCCCAGCCGTTTCTGCTTGGCCAAATTTCATGTTTCCGGCTCCATATCTGGCGCGCGATCATACCCTAGCACTCTGAAAAACCCGCTTTCCGCATCCTTGGAATATGACACGGTGCGCGGCGAGGCTTCACCGTCATTCGTTGCATCCGCAAACATGCGCCAATCACGCATAGCGCGGGTGTGCGTTCCATCTGGCATGAGCCATATTGTGAACTGCCGCCACTTAGTGACAAACTCCACTCGCATTGTTTTGTTGCCAGCGCGAGACACGCCTGGCACGCACTCCATGCGCACAACATCATCCGTTTGGGGTTTGGTCGGATCTCGCTTTAGCGCCTTGAAGTCCGCATGAAGCTTTTCATTCGGATCGACGATTTCCCCTTTGCACTCGGCGCAATATCGCGCCGCAATATCGTTCGGCGCTTCGCAGTGTGGGCATTCCTTGCTGGTCCAGCGATAATCGCACCTCTCGTGCTTTCCTTGTGCGCCTACTGGCGTAAGGCCCATGCAGCGCCGCCCGTAGTGCATGGCAATGGGGCCATGTTCAGACTGCACTTGTTCGCCTTCAAGGTCCAGAATATACCCGGCCTCGTCATGTTCGTAGTCCTCGTATTCGCCATTCATGCTGACCTCATTTATGGTCCCGCATTCCGGGCATATCACTTCAACATCGCCGCCTTCTTTTGGCGCAACACCGGCACGAATAACTGGCGAAAACAAATCACCGTCGGGGCAGTGGTCGTCAAGATTGGTAGTGTAATCGAGGACCAAGCAATCGTCCTTTCCGCCATCAAGGCGAAGGCCGCGCCCGACGATCTGCTGTAGTAAACCAACGCTCTCCGTCTTTCGCAGGATCGCCACCACATCAACATGAGGGGCGTCAAACCCGACAGTCAAAACCGATACGTTGACCATGTATTTCAGCTTGCGCGCCTTGAAGTCACGCAGCATCCGTTCACGCTCACGGCGCGGCGTTTCGCCCGTTACAATGGCGGAATACTCAGGCGGCAGGCTCGCCATAACCTCATGCGCGTGTTGCACTGTCGCGGCGAAAATAAGCACCCCGGCGCGGTTGCGCGATTGCGCCACAATATCAGCCACAATGGCAGCCGTTTTCCGCCCGTGGCCGTGATATGCCTGATCCACCGCGGCTGCGTCAAAATTGCCCATGCGATTTGCCACAAGCCCGCCGGTGTCGTATCCATCGGCGTTGATTTTGCCGATAACCGGAGGCGTTAGATAACCCATATCTATCAGCGCGCGCGCGCCGATTTCATCAACGCATTGTGTAAAGTATGGTGTGCGGCAAGACTTTTCGCCGTTAGCTTTCCCGTCCGGCCACTTGGCAAAAATATACCCACCGCCCAGCCGGTATGGCGTGGCAGTCAGGCCGCACACTCGCACGTTTGGGTTTGCCATGCGGATTGCCTCAATTATACCTTTGATTGTCGGCGTGATCTGATGGCATTCATCCAGGAAAATCAGAGCATACCCATTATCACCGTGCTTTTGAAACGCGCTGATGCGGTTTTTAACCGTCAGCGGGCTGGCGAAAACAACCTTATGGCGCAAGCATCGCCCCCCAGCGCTGGCGCTGTAAATGCTGGCGGGGCTGCCCGTTGCCAAAAACTTCTCAGCGTTCTGAACCACCAGCTCCGCGCTGGGCGCTAGGCACAATATCCGCTTGCCTGTCTTGGCGTGGATTGTGTCAGCCAGTGCGGCGATAATGAGGCTTTTCCCCGCTCCGGTTGCCGCCACGATGCAAAACGGATCAGTGCTCAACCCCATATATCGAACGGCGGCATCATGGGCGGTCTGCTGATACGGGCGTAGTTTCATATTATCGCCCTCCCAAGCTGTCTATGAAATCAAGTATCTGCCAACCTGATATTCTATAATCCACGACCTTCCTTTTTTCCTCGTGACCTCGCACATGACGCCAATGGCTTGACAACTCAATGAACCCTATTGAACCATTGTTGATCCAGTCTCTTACCGTTTGTGTGCTGACTGAAAGAAGGTCAGCGACTTCAGATAGCTTGTATAGAGGCCTTAGTTTCTGCCTGCTAAACCCAACCATCTCGCCGGACACGTCAAACGATATCTCGTCTTTTTCAAAATCATCCGACTGAGTTTCATGGTTTGATTTCTTCCCGTTGTGGTGCGTGTTGTATATCGGGCCATCGGCAATTATTGCTTCACGCTCTGCGACTAAAGCTGATTGCCTTGTTTCAAACCATTCAAGATCAACGCGGGAAACATCGCTGAACCAACCCGAAAGTTTTTCGTGTTCTTTCATTCTTTGCGCACCCCGCAAAGATATCCCGACATACAATAATTCATTTTCGGCGCTAAACGCCCGATACAGAACGGTTCCCATCACGACAACTTCCACCCCTCGCTTGCCTTTCCGCGAAACGGCTCAAGATCCGCACCGGGCGCATATTTGGCAATGGCCTTGGCATAGGACACGGATCCGACGCGCTTTACTAGCGTGAGCTTGCGCCCACCAAAGATTGCGTCTCGATCACCCGCTAGGCGCACCATTTCTGCCAGCAGTTCTTTCTTGCGCGACGTGGCGTTGTCAATCGCCTCACTAAGCTGGTCGTATTCAGCAACAATGCGCTGCGCCTCAAACGTATCAACCTCAACGCGCAGCGGCTCAAGGTAGTCGTCCGGCACCTTTACCGCGTCCAGATACTCAGCATAGAACTGGCGTAGCTTCGGCAGGTTTTCGTCTTGCCATGCCCGATCGACAGATACCGTTTCCAGTACGGCCCCGCCGGGCGCCCATTGATAAAACAACCACGCCATGCGGTCGGTCACCCAAAGCGAAAACTGCACTTGATCGTAGTAGTGGGGCTGCTCGCGCAGCGTTTTGAACGCTGGCGTTTCATCCTTACGCTTGCCGAATGGGCATTTAATCTCAAGCCCCGCGTGGTCGCTCAACAAGCCGTCCGGGCTGCATCCCGCCCAATCCTCGCGTGTGATAAATCCAACCGCCTGAACAGTCAGTCCGGTTTCCATTTCAAACTCGACCAGCGCGCCATCTTCGTTTCGGGTGCCGTATTCGGTTGCTATGTTTCCGCTAAATTCTGATTCGGCGCGGTGATATTCGCGCACCATGCGGCGCAGCACGTCGGCCCGCTTTTGATATGGGCTGTTGCCAAGTATCCCGCCAACAGCGCTTGCAGTAATTTTTGCTCGACGCGCCTCAAACCATTCCTTGCTACGCTGTTCCATGTCTATCCCCTCATGTGTTTGCGGTGTGAACGGCGGGGCGCTAACCCCGCCGTTGGCTTGTTTAGAAAGGAATTTCGTCGTCAAGATCACCAGCAAGCGGCGCCGCTTTCGGCTTTGGCGCGGGCGCGGCCTTCACATCAACGCCTTTTGATTTTGGCGCTACTGCCGAAACCCAATTTCCTTCGATCTTTTCGCCAGGTTGTTCACGGTCCGGCATGGACCAGACTTGCAGAGAAATAATCATCGGCTTGTTTGTCAGGCACATTGTAAGGCTATCGTCGGTCGGCATTTCGCCTTTCTTGCCCAACTTCCCGCCCGCGTTGGCATCAATCGCCGCCAGCATACGCTTCGCCTTGTCGCGCTTCTTAGCAGCCTTGTCAGCGTCTTTGGCGTTTGGATCGTCGTCAGTCACCCACAGCTTTTGAAACACCTTGCGGTTTTTGTATTCATCCGGCGCCATGATTGACCAGCGCAGATTGATGTATTCTGCCTCGTTGCGCTGATCCCACTTAGCCTCGTCGATCAATGCTAGAACGCTTGACCCGCCGGGAATCGGCGTCATATCACCGCCGCCGGGGATTTCGTATTCCTTATCGGGGTTGTCTGCGGCGCTAGACCCGTCTCCTAAATCCCAAAAGCTCATGCTGTTTCCTTTTCTTCGGTTGCCGCTTCATCTTTTGCGGGTACTTCTGTTCTCCTTGCCTTGCCAAAGCCCGGCACAAGGCCACGCAGCGGGTTGATTCCCGCCGTTACAGGCAGCGGATCAGTTATGCCAAAGCGGTTTTTGCTCACAGCCGTTGCGGTCGCGTGAGTAATCAGTTCACGATCCCCGCTGCTGATGGCTTTTTTCCGGTCGCCGTCTTCGCCGCGCAGGAACGTCTCAAGGCGCAGGAACCCGACAATATCCACATCGTCCACATAAGGCGCGATGCTATACTTTTGATTCAGACGCAGAGAATATCGCATGTAATCATCAACATCTGGGGATTTCATTGTTTCGGTATCGGCGTGTGCAACAAAGACAACGTGCATTTCGCGCTTTTCAACGCATAGCTGCGCCGCCTTCAAGACACGCCGGTGCATCGTGCCGACCGCCGCAAATCCTGCACCATAGCCGCCGTTCGCTTGATTCAGTGACTTGGCCTTGCCGTCTTTTCGCAGCACGTCTTCGCCAAAAAGGCGCTCAAGTGCGGTGACGCTATCCACAACCAAAGTTTTATACTCGTGCGGCTCGTGAATAACGGCTTTTAGCTGGGCCCACAGACCGTCTACATCATGCACAACCGGAAACGCGTCAGGTCGGTGCGCGGCGGGGATTGACTGCATCCCGTCTTCTGCCCGAATGAAAATAGGTTTTGGGAATGTCGCGGCTAGAGACGTTTTCCCCAGTCCGCTATCGCCGCAAATCGTCACCATCACTGGTCGATCCTGCGGTGTGCTGACGGTTTCCATCAAGCTCATAATCAGTTCCTTTCGGCTCATTGGCCTTGCGTGGCAGGGTCACGCTCTACAACCTGCCTCTTGACATTACACCGTGCATTAGCGCATTGTCAAATAGAATTTACAGGTAAGGAAAACAGCAATGACACCAGAGCAAATTCGTGGTGCGCTTCAGGATCGCCGCATTGACGCAGTAGCCGATGCCACTGGCATACACCGCAACACGATTGCGCATTTGCGCAGTGGAAAAACGACCAACCCGTCCTGGGAAACCATGCGAAAGCTGACCGAGTATCTCAGCGCGCCGGGAGGCTCTGCGCCATGATATACCGCAAATTCTGGGAGTGTGGGCTGCGCGTTTTCGGTATCTATGGTGCGGATAAAAACGGCGCTTGCGCTTGCGGATGGGAGCATTGCCCGCCAGCCTCGCTGATGAAACATCCGCGCATATCTAACTGGCAGCACACACCGCACTGGTCCGAAGAGCAGATTGACGCAATGGCTGACAGTGACCAGTTCGCTACCGGATATGGCGTCCTGTGCAACAGCCTAATCGTGGTGGACGTTGACGCGCGCAATGGCGGCGTGGACAGCTTTGCCAAGCTGGTGGAGGCCATCCCTGAAATATCCGGCGCGGGGTTGATTGTTGAAACAGGCAGCGGAGGCGGATCTCGCCACCTGTATTTCCGCGCGCCAGAAGGTGTGGCGCTGGTATCACACCATGCTGATTATCCCGGCTGCGACTTCAAATCCAGCGGCTATGTAATCGGCCCGGGGTCTATTCATGCGACTGGCAAAAAATACACTTGGCACGGAACGCCAGACGACATTGAGGAAGCCCCGGCGGCGCTGGTGGATCTCTTGCGCAAACCCGAAAGGCACAGGGCCGAATATGAAGGCCGAGCCGTTGACGTGTCACACAAAGATCTTGCGGAAATGCTGGCCCATATTGATCCTGACTGCGATTATGAGACATGGATCAGGTGCGGCATGGCAATGCACGAGGCCAGCGACGGCACCGCGTTTGATGCTTGGGACGCGTGGTCGCAAAATGGCACTAAGTACCCAAGCAAAGGCCAAGGCCTTGATAGCCACTGGCACAGCTTTGGCCGGTCTGCAAACCCCGTCACAATCGGCACGCTTATTCATTATGCCGAGCAGGGCGGATGGAAAATGCCAGTAGAATTTACGCCGGATGAAACGGCGTCTTTTCCTGAATATGAAGAAGTTCAGCAACGGGCAGACGGTTTGCCATTTGATATATCCGGCGTTGACCTAAAGGCGCCGCCGGGGTTCACCGGCGAGCTTGCGCGCTGGATCGAGGGGCAGTCGCGCAGGCCGCGCGAAAACCTTGCCGTTGCTGCCGCCTTGTCTGGCTTAGGCAATGTTGCCGGGCTGCGCTACACCGATGATAAGGACGGCGTGACCTGCAACACATTTATGTTTTGCGTGGCCGGGTCCAGGACAGGCAAGGAAGCGGTTCAGCAGGCGCAGGCGGAGATCCACCGCGCGGCGGGAATCGCCCCGGCAACCCATGGTGCCATCAAATCGGAACAGGAAATCACCCGTAACCTAGTCCGGCATCAAGCGGCTTTTTATATTGTGGATGAAATCGGGATATTTTTGCAAAAGATTAAAAACGCTCAGGCCAAGGGCGGCGCTGCATACCTTGACGGCGTTATCGGGATGCTGATGTCCGCGTACTCCAAGGCTGACGGGTTTATGCTTTTGACTGGAGATATGAAGGAGGATATACGCGCGATCCTATCTAAGGAGTCGGCGCAGATACAAAAGCGCATGGATGAAAACACGCCTCGACACGGAGACGAAAACCGATTGTTGGCAGTAACGCACGCAATGGACAATCTGGACAACGGGCTGGAGCGTCCGTTCCTTTCTTTGATCGGCTATACAACGCCGGTAACGTTTGACGAGCTTGTAGATTTTAACAGCGCAACAAACGGCTTTATTGGGCGCGCGCTGATATTCAACGAGCGGGACACTGCCCCAAGATCTAAGCGCCGGTTTCGCAAGGCGGACATGAGCGACAAAATGCAGAACGCCTTGGCCCAAATATACATGGCCGGTGAGTACGACATGAGCGCGGCGGCGCGTGTTGAGTATTATGGTAAGCGCCGGAAGGTTCCCACCGCTGACGACGCGCTGGACATGCTGGACGCGGCGCTTGAGTGGTTTGAGGATCAAGCGGTATCGCACAAGGGGCAGACAGGGCTTGAGGCGCTCTGGCTGGGGGCTTACGAGCTGGTAAGTAAGGTTTCATTGGTGCTGGCCGTCCCAAGCGGCTTGCGCACCTCTGAGCACGTTCGTTGGGCTTATGCGCTCATAAAGCGCGACGTCGAAGACAAGATGCGGCTTGTCGTGGCAAACGACCGGCAGAAGGATGCGCCAAAACTTGCGCTGGCCGCGCGCATTGCCAACATTATTGCGGTGGGAAAAGGCGAAACGGGCGAAACTGTAGGCGTGATATATAACCGCTTGCGCAGCCATCGACGCCCAGATGTGGATAAGACGCTTGCGCAGATGGTGGAAAAGGGCCTAGTGTCTAAGCAACACGTTTCGGCTAAGAATGGGCATAAAACAACGCTTTACAGCCTGAACGGATAGCAGATAGCAGCAGCCGATAACATGACTATCCGCTCCAACCCCCTGAAAACATTAATTAAAAACGGATAGCAGATTTTACCCCCCCCCCCCCCCTTCTGTTTTTTCAGAATGGGGGTTTTTTTTGACTTGATGATTAGCGCAAGACCCCCCCCCCTTACTCTTTTTTTAAGAGACCATCTAAGAGACAATTTTTTGAAATTAAATTCACAGTAGTGTATACTGTATATGTATATCGGTTATTTGTAATACAAATCAAAGACTTAGACGGATAGTAGCTAATATGCATAGTTGCTAGGCATTATTGATCTTAAAAACCCTTGATTCACGCCAGTAAGTATTTTTTATCTTGACGTTGTTTCTATCTTGTGATATTTAATATAAATATTATATCAGCGAAAGGAATGCCCATGATTATCGACCCGACAAAGCACTTCCACCCAAACCATCGCCCCTACACGTCCATCAGCGCTGTGGCTGCGGTGTTAAGTAAAATCGAGGTAGGAGATTTTTTTAATGTTGAGGCGTTTCTTGACGCATCAGGAAGAGAGATGCCGCTGCAACGCCTGCGAAGTCTTGTTGGTAGATGCAAGGGTGACGCGGTGTTTCAAACACGCCAAGCACCTGCGCCATTGCTGGCTACAATTAGACGTATCGCTTGACCACTGCTGATAAATCGGCAAACCTACCAATGCGCGGCTAGTCTGATCCACGAACATGCAGCCTCTCCCCCTGCACCGCCGCGCACCAACAACCCATGGGGACAGGAGCAAAACAATGAGCATTCAAGAATACCGAGATTTCATAGCAGGAAAGGCCGCAGTCGATCAAAAGTTTGGCATGGCGCCTATGCCCATGAATGGCAAGATGAAGCTACACCAAACCAAGGCGGTTGAATTTGCGCTTGACGCTGGCAAGGCCGCGCATTTTCTCGACACTGGCCTTGGCAAGAGCCTTTGCGAATTGGAGTGGGCGCGGCAGGTATCCGAGGAAACCGGCAAGCCTGTTTTGATATTGACGCCGCTTGCCGTGGCCGGGCAGATGATCCGCGAAGGGCAGAAGTTTGGCATCGACGCTCGCCAAATCCGCGAGCAGTCAGAAGTTGGCGATGGGATCATGGTAGCAAACTATGAGCGGCTTCCAAAGCTAGACCCGTCATCGTTCGGGGGCATCGTCTTGGATGAAAGCAGCATTCTTAAATCATTTGCAGGGCGCACTCGCAACATGCTTATGGACGCATTTAAGGACGTGCATTTCAAGCTAGCCGCGACAGCTACGCCTAGCCCTAACGATCATATGGAACTTGGCAACCACGCTGAATTTCTGGGCGTCATGCGCCAGCAGGAAATGCTATCCAAGTGGTTTATCAACGACACCAGCACGGCAAGCCAGGACTGGAGGCTGAAAGGTCACGCGACTGATGACTTCTGGTCATGGGTTGCAAGCTGGAGCCGATGCGCCACACTCCCCAGTGATCTAGGAGGCGATGATACCGGATATGTCCTGCCGGAGATCGACCGCAAGCTGCACCAGGTCGAAGCGGATCGTAGCCAAGATGCAGAACAGGATATGCTGTTTCGCATCCCTGAATTGAGCGCCACTAGCTTTCATAAGGAGAAAAAGCTGACGCTATTGCAGCGAGTTGAACGCGCCGCACAATTGGCAAATCACGGCGATCCGGTGACTATATGGTGCGAGACAAACGACGAAAGCGCGCTTCTCACGAGTATGATTGATGGTGCGGTAGAGGTGCGCGGAGATCAAAGGCCAGAAGAAAAGGAGCGCCGCCTACTGGGCTTTGCCGATGGCGAGTATCGGGCGATTGTGACCAAGCCGAAGCTGGCCGGTTTTGGCGTCAACTGGCAACACTGCGCGCACGCGGTATTTGCCAGCATCAGCTTTTCATATGAACAGCACTATCAGGCCGTGCGCAGATCGCATCGTTTCGGACAAACGCAGCAAGTGCGAAATGATATTGTAATTGCGGACACAGAGGCCGCTATTTGGCGGGCTGTTCACGGCAAGGCCGAGAAGCACGAAGAAATGAAGCGCCGCATGAGTGATGCAATGAAGCGCGCGCAATCAACCGCATCAGCAAACGTCAAATATGATCGACCGCTAGAGTTGGCGTTTCCAGAATGGATCAAGGGAGAAGTGGCATGAAACAGCCAGAATATCAGGGCGACGGATGGGCGTTGCACAATAGCGATTGCATCGAAGGCATGTATGCCATGCCGGAAAACAGCGTTGATTGTTCTATCTTTTCCCCGCCGTTCGGGGATCTGTTTGTTTACAGCGACAGCGAACGCGATCTTGGCAACGCCGGAACTGGCGAGAAATTCATTAATCAATATAAATTTTTTGCAGAATCGTTGACGCGCGTTCTGCGCCCCGGTCGCATTGCATGCGTTCACTGCACAGACTTACCCATGCGCAAAGGCCGCGATGGGGCTATTGGGCTGCAAGACTTCTCAGGCGACCTAATCCGCGCGCACACGGCGGCGGGACTGATCTATCATGGTCGCGCAACGATCTGGAAAGACCCCGTAGTAGAGATGCAGCGCACCAAGGCGCTGGGCCTGCTTCACAAGACAATATGCAAGGATAGCAGCATGAACCGCGTGGGGATGCCTGACTACATGCTGTTTTTCCGCAAGAATGCAGTGAACGATAGGCCCATAGAGCATACGAGCAATCTCGGAGGCGGAAAGTGGAAGAATGATAATCCAATAAAGATTGCGCGCGAGTGGCTGGAAGAATTATCTCGCGAAGGCCTTTGCGCTGGCGTGCCGCCCGATGATGTTTTAGCCGAACTGGTCAAAGAGGCGGAATTTACCATTGACGAATGGCAGGCACTAGCCAGCCCTGTATGGATGAACATTCAGCAGGGCAATGTTCTGCGCAATTTCCGAAAGGCGAAGGGCGCAAACGACGAGAAGCACGTTTGCCCATTGCAGCTTGACGTTATCCGCCGGTGCCTTCGCCTATACACCCGCCCCGGCGATGTGGTGATGGACCCATTCAACGGCATTGGATCGACTGGTTATGAGGCGCTAAAACAGCGGCGCAAATATATTGGGTTTGAACTCAAGGCCGAGTATGCGGCGCAGGCGGATATGAACTTGCAGGATGCCGCACAGCACGGCGCAGACCTGTTCGCGGGGGGCATCGCATGACAAATGAATCCGATATTCTGGGCCGCAAGGCTGCACGGCACCCGACACCTGAAACCGTTATCGACCTGACCGACGACAGCTGGCGCGGTGAGCATCACTGGCGCGTGCGGCGCAACGAGGGATGCCAGCAGGCGTTCTCAATGAGCAACGTCAAGCGCAACGCGATGAAGATCCGCAGGAGCAAGGCATGACCCTCCCAGCATACAGCCAGGCAGAAGGCCAATGGCTCGAAAGCATTATGATCCACGGATACGTCAACGCCGCCGGTGAGCAGATCCCCGGACTACCCGGCGCAGGCAAGCGGTCCACAGGCTGCATCGGCCCCAAGGAGGTATCACTGCGCGACACCAGCGATGCCGACGCCAAGAACGAATTGGTGTTCGCCGCACTGCGCCACCACGGGCCGATTGGTATAGTTGGCTTGCACCGCGAGATGGGCGGTATGAGCCGCACGATGGTAGCGGAGGCGCTGTATCGCCTGCAAAATCGCGGGAGGGCGGAATACTCGGGTCCGAGCCACGCAGCGATCTGGGTGGTGGTAGAATGATCCACCTAGCCGACATCACACAAGCTGTTGCCGAGCATTACAAGCTGCACCCGCTAGACCTAACCGGCCATTGCCGCGAGAGAGCATTCGCGCACCCTCGACAGATGGCATACGCGCTTTGCCGCGACCTGACACCCGCCAGCTACCCAGCCATCGCCGCGCACTACGGCTACCGTGACCACAGCACCATCGTACACGGCGCGGCGGCGCATATGCAGCGGGTTAGAAACGAGGAAAATGTTTGCCGAGCCCACTGCCAGATCCATCGGTCAATCAAGGCCGCCGACAATCTGGAGTTTCGCAGCGTCAGGGGTGGGGCATGACCCCCGAACAGCAAGCGCAAGTAGCGCTGGCCCGCGCTGCGATCCACCGCGGCGATACACCGGCGCAGATGGCGGCGGCAGGAATACCAGCGGCGGCAGTCAGGGAAGCGATGAAGGTGCGATACAGTGAACATTGATCCCAACACCCGCCGCCTGATGGACCGCATCGACCTACTGGAGCGGGCGAACAATGCGCAATGCGAAACCATCAGCGCATACAGGCATCGAAACTACGCGCAGGGGATCGAATTGGACGCCTACCGCGCACTGGTCGGCGAATTGAGCATCAAGCCCCGTGGCGGGGCTAAAATCAAGCGAAGGAGGCCAACATGAGCAAAGCAATCGAGTCCGCCGCCCAGTGGGCAGACGCAAAGTCAAAAATGCGCCTCAAGCACGGAACTTGCATCAAGGCCCAGAAGCGCGGCGATGTGTCGTTGGCCAAGCCAAGGTGGGATCAAGGCGCAACCGGGCAGGCAAACCGCGTTGGTCTGGTATCTGAGGCCCGCGGCGATGTTGATCCAGACACGGGTGAGCGCGTCAATCCCAACGGGGTGAAGGGCGTGCGGCGCGTTGATATGCTGGAAACTTATCATCGACTTGGCCGGATCAGCGACGCAGGCTTTACGGCTGGCGAGGCTCTAAGGGACGCTTGGACGGCAACGCAACGCAGCAAGGGGACCGACTATGCCGCAACCCGCGTTGACAGCACGTCTAAGCCAGATGCTCACATTGACATCCAGATCGACCGCATGTCTGACTATCTCGCCGTGTCCAAGCACATCATCGAGAGCGACAGGGCGATTCTGGCGGCGGTGGTAGGTGAGGGCAGGACAGTCGCGCACCTCAAGCAATACCAGCGTGAGAACCTGTCCCAAGGCATGGCGCATTTACGGGCGGCGCTTGATCGGCTGGCCGTGGCTATGGTGAGATAATTGCGGGGGAGTGCAAATTAGGTGTTGCGTGATAGGGCGTAATGCCCTAATGTATATTCAGGGGCAATGAAGCCCACCACAAAGGGAAAAAAATGAACACTTCAGAAATTAACGACATCGCAGGCCGGTTTGACATCAGCAATAAAGAGGCTGACCGAATTGCTGATGCAGTAGAAAATGAAGCCGAATTTATTAAAGTTTGGGAAAATACAGACTGGTGGACAGACGAAACCAACGCATGACCCGACAAGAATTTAAAGCAGCTCGGCAATCGCTGGGCTGCTCCTGCGCCGCCCTGGCCGAAACTTGGGGAATGGGTATCAACGGGGGGCGCACCATACGGAGGTGGGAGGCTGGCGACGTTCCTGTAAACCCGATAGCGGCTCACTGCATTGCTATGATGGTTAGGGACGCTCAGGCCGCTTGACACAGTAGATTATTTGCGTTACGTGATAATCGTACACGATTTGTAACTCACCAGTTATAAAGTTCGAGGCTAAACCAATGTGCCCAAGGTGGGGAAAGCCCGCTAACTCCGAAAACAACACCCGCCCCGCCTCTCAACGATGCGCCTCGCGGCGGGTTACTATTGGCCCACTAATGCGGGCAAGTAAGGCATTAGCGCGCTGACGTTAAACTGCCCTTTGGCGGTGATGCAGAAAAGGCTGGCATTGGTAATCCAGTGGGATACCCGGCCCTAGATGATCCCACAGCATCACCTCCTGAGCGCGGCACAGGCTCGCAATTGCTGGTAATGAAGTCCATCAGTCTACATCAAGTGCACTCAACACATCCCGCCCCGCATCACGCGACGGCGGGCTTTCCTAATTCCGAGGCATGCCCGGCGTGGGGTAGATCTGGTGGACCGGCGCGAAAGCGTTAGGCGGGACACACTCCGGGTGAAGAAGAAGCCCCACATATATACAGGTGATCCATTGGCGACTTCCCCACTAGAAAAGGCATGGCCAGCGGATAACGTCGAGCGCCGCAAGGTTGCCGACCTCATTCCGTATGCACGAAACAGCCGCACGCACAGCGACGAGCAGGTTTCGCAGATTGCGGCATCTATCAAGGAATGGGGATGGACGGTCCCGGTGCTGATCGAGGCAGACGGCGGGTTGATCGCAGGCCACGGACGCATCCTGGCAGCGCAAAAGCTGGGCATCAAAGATGTGCCCTGCATGATCGCCGAGGGCTGGACCGAAGCGCAAAAGAAAGCCTACATCATCGCTGATAACAAGCTGGCGCTGAATGCGGGCTGGGACAACGACCTGCTGAAGATCGAATTGCAGGATTTGGGCGATCTGGACTTTGACTTGAGCCTGACGGGTTTTGACGTTGAGGAAATGGCTGCGTTGTTCTTAGAGCCAAGCATGGACGCCCCTGATAGCAGTTCAAAAGAAATTGATCCAGACGCTTACGCAATGGACCACACTTGCCCCAAGTGCGGTTTTGAATATGACGACTAAACCGGACTGCGCATGGTCGCTGGCTGATCTAAGCAATGTCCCGAGCAATGGCATCAAAGTGATGTCAACATTCGCTTGCGGCGGCGGGTCAAGCATGGGCTATAAGATTGCCGGTTGTGAAATCGTTGCTGCAAATGACATTGATCCTGAAATGGCGTGGCATTATCAGCGCAACCTGAATCCTAAGCATTACTTTCTTTGCCCGATTGGCGACCTAATCACGAAAGACTTGCCGCCAGAGTTGTTTGATCTGGATATTCTAGACGGATCCCCGCCGTGTTCAACGTTCAGCATGGCAGGCAGCCGGGAAAAGGCGTGGGGTAAGGATAAGCATTTCCGCGAAGGGCAAGCCAAGCAAGTTTTGAGCGATCTGTTCTTTGACTATCTCGACCTTGTGGAACACCTCAAGCCGAAGGTCGCAATCGCTGAAAACGTAAAAGGTATGATCCTCGGAAACGCCAAGGGATACACTAAGCTAATCATGGCCCGGTTTCGTGAAATTGGATACAGGCCGCAACTGTTTCTTATCAACGCCGCTGACTGCGGTGTGCCACAACGGCGCGAGCGAGTGTTTTTCTGCGCCGTTCGGAATGACATTGACGTGCCGCCGTTGCAGCTTGCGCCGAAGCATCGCTGGATTAGCGCGGGCGAGGCTTGCGCGGATGTGCAGGAATTGACGGATGTGGAAATTAACCATACAGCACCTGCTCCCAACGATAAAAAGTGTTGGCCCCACACGGTCAAAGGTGAAAGTTACTCTGTTTTTTTGAAAAAAACAGAAAGTCGAAATTCTTGTTTTAACCAATACAAAATAAACGACATTAAACCGAGTAACACGCTTAGCAGCTCCCCGTCGCTGTACACACACTGGTCAGAATGCCGAACCTTAACTTACCGCGAATGGAAGCGTCTCGGATCATTCCCGGACGACTACCAAGCCAAATCGGACAAGATCGGCAAATACATGATCGGAATGAGCGTCCCGCCCAAAATGACCGAAGTCGTGGCGCGGGCCGTCTGCACTCAGTGGCTTGGAGCGGCATAATGGCAAAGCAAGCCGCAACGCATAAACACGAGCCAACGCCACAGCAACGCAAAATGGTTGAATCCATGAGCGCCTACGGCATCCCGCAAGAGGACATCGCCAAGGTTGTCGGCATCGACCGCAAGACGCTGGCCAAGCACTATCGCGACGAGCTGGATACCGCGACGGCTAAAGCTAACGCCAAGGTTGCCGAAACGCTTTACAAGCAGGCAACCAACGCGGACAACCCGCGCAGCGCCACAGCTGCTATATTCTGGCTCAAGACGCGCGGCGGATGGCGCGAGACGAGCAACCTCAACCACGTCTCGGAAGACAACAGCATGTCACCCGCCGGGCCAGCGCAGGACGCGGCACTGGCCGCGATGAACCGCAAGCACTGTGACCCCGAATGAAATTGCCGACGTCCGGTGCGGCTTACTGGACTTCACGCGCATCATGTTCCGCGAGACGCGCAGGGTAGAGCTAAAGCTGAACTGGCATCAGGATTTAATCTGCGATGCGCTGGAGCGGGTTTTGCTGGGGCGAACGAAGCGCCTGATTATCAACGTGCCGCCGCGATCCGGCAAGACTGAACTAGCGGTCAAGAACTTCATGGCATGGGCTGGCGGGCTGTTCCCCGATAGCGAATTCATCCACGCCAGCTATTCCAAGCGGCTCGCATCGGCCAACACCTATGCCGTCAGGGCGCTGATGCAGTCCGAAGCCTATGCCGAGGCGTTCCCGTGGGTGAAGCTAAAGGGTGACAGCACCGCAAAGGATGAATTTAGAACCAGCGCGGGCGGCGTGTTTTACGCAACCGGCGCGGACGGCACCATCACCGGATACGGCGCGGGTAAGATGCGCGACGGGTTCGGTGGGTGCATCCTGATCGACGATCCGCACAAGTCCGGCGAAGCAACGTCAGAAGTAATGCGGCAAAACGTGATCGACTGGTTTCAGATGACCATGGAAAGCCGAAGCAACACGCCGGACACGCCGATCATCGTAATCATGCAGCGGCTACATGAGGAAGACCTGAGTGGGTGGCTCCTAGCTGGCGGCAACGGCGAGGAATGGGAGCATCTCAAAATCCCGGCGCTGACCGAGGATGAACAATCATTCTGGCCTGAACAGTTTCCGATTGAAATGTTGCAACGCCAAGAACACGCCAGCAGATACGTCTTTGCTGGGCAGTACATGCAAGATCCGGTGCCGCGCGGCGGGGCAATGTTCCAGCGCGATTGGTTCAGTATCGTGCCAGCAGCACCAGCCGGGTGCCGATGGGTACGGGGCTGGGATTTAGCCGGTTCAGAGGGCCGCGACAGCGCCTATACGGCGGGCATCCTGATGGGCCGGTCACATGATGGGCGTTACTTCATAGCAGACGCCACACGCGCTCAGGTAACGGGCGCGGGGGTTGAGCGGCTGATAGTCAACACGGCAGGGCAGGACGCGGCGGAGCACCCCGGCGTTCGCGGCTCAATACCTCAAGACCCCGGCAGCGCGGGCAAGTCATGGGCGCAGCACCTGATAAAGCAGATCGCGCCGCACAATTACCGGGCGTCGACGGAGACTGGCGAAAAGGCAACGCGGGCCGAGGGGCTATCTGCGCAGGCCGAGGGCGGCAATGTCTATCTGGTTAGCGGCGACTGGAACAAAGCGTTTCTTGACGAGATCACCACGTTTCCCGTTGGGAAGTGGAAAGACCAAGTGGACGCCGCGTCGCGCGCGTTTTCGGAATTGGCAGAGACACCACCGCAAACCGCAATGTTGCTAAAGAGTAGGCACAGATGATGAACCCCAAGGATATCATCGCCAACGCGACGCAACGCAGCTTGTCAAAAATGTTCCCGGGCTACTACGGCAGCGCCAAGCACGACCACTATGCAGACTACGGATATCCCACCACGCTGGTGTTTGAGCACTTCCACCGCATGTATAAACGCAACGGGCTTGCCAAAGCGGGCATCAACCAAACCGTTTTGAAAACATGGCAGGACAACCCGCAAATTTGGGAAACCAAAGAGGCGAATGAAACGCCTCTTGAAATGGAAATCCGGCAGCGGTTTGATGACTTGCGCATCTGGCAGCGCGTTGCGGATGCTGACCGCCGGTCACTGGTCGGCGGCTATTCCGGTATCATTCTGCGCCTCGCTGACAGCAAGCGGTTCAAAGAGCCTGTGGATCGCGTCGGGGGCGGCCTAGACGGCCTAGTCGAAATCATCCCGGCATGGGCTGGACAGCTGGAAGTTTCATCGTGGGATACCGACGAGCTTTCGGTGGACTACGGTCAGCCCAAGATGTTCAGCTTCAACGAGGCGGCAGTAGGCAACGACGTAAACAAAAACCGCTCTTTTGAGGTTCACCCCGACCGCGTTATCGTTTGGTCAGAAGACGGCACCGTTCATCCCGACAGCGCGCTTGAGGCAGGGTACAACGATCTGCTCGACCTGCAAAAAATCAGTGGCGCTGGCGGCGAGGGCTTTTGGAAAAACGCCAAGCGCGGCCTGACGTTTGAAATTGATAAAGACGCCCAGTTGCAGGCAATGGCAGATTCAATGGGAGTCGATCTAACCGAAGTCGCCGATAAGATTGGCGAGACTGCGGACGAATTTAACAAGGGCTTTGACAGTTCCATGCTTCTGCAGGGCATGAAAGTCGGCACAGTAGCAGTCACTATGCCGTCGCCTGAGCACTTCCATGCCGTTTCGCTGATGGGCTTTGCGGCATCCATCCCCATCCCCGCCAAGGTTCTGGTCGGATCGCAGACGGGCGAGCGCGCCAGCACCGAAGACAACAACACTTGGTCGAAAACAAACATGGCACGCCGATCTGGCACCGTCATTCCCACACTGCACGTTTTCATCAACCGACTGGAACAGTTCGGCATCCTGCCCGAGCGCGACTGGCATATCGAATGGTCAGACCTGACCGAAAACACCGCGTCCGAAAAGGCCGATCTGGCCAACAAGATGGCGGACACTAACGCCAAGATGGCCGCCGAGCCGGTTTATACCGTCGGCGAAATCCGCATGGTCACGGGCCACGAAGGCGACGGCCCGGATCAAATTGAGGATGATGAGATATGAAGCAAGTACGCGTAAATGTCACCACGGCGGCGAACATGGCCGCTATCCGCCATGAAAAGCGCAACGGGCGGGACGTTATCATTGTTCCGTCGGCAACGCTGCCCGACGGCATCATTATGAACAAAATCAAATATCCGGCTGACGAAATCGAAAAGGGGTTTATGACCCTAAACGATACGCTGGCCCCATTTGGACACCCAAGGGTCAACGGCGATTTTGTATCGGCCTCTCACCCGGACGGCCTCGCCATTTCCTACATCGGCGCGCACAATATCAACGTGCGCCGCGAGAATGGCCGCGTTCTGATCGACAAGATTATCGACGTGGAGGTCGCGAGCCAGAGCCCCAACGGCAAGGCAGTGATAGAGGCTATCAACGCAGGTAAGCCCGTCCACACGTCCACGGGCCTTCTGTGCAGCCTGGACAGCCCGGACGGGGAAGACCATGAACACATCGCCCGCAATATGTATTTCGACCACGACGCGATCCTCTTGAATGAGGAAGGCGCGGCCACCCCAGATCAGGGCGTTGGCATGATGGTGAATGCCAAGGGTGAGCATATCGACGTAATAAACTCGACGCTGGAAGACAGCGATCGGGAATTGGATTGGGCGGTTGACCACTTAGCCCGAGCGATGGAGCGGCGCGAACGTGTGCCGATGCTTAATCGAATGAAAACCGCACTACTAGAGGCGTTCTCGCCAGCGCGGGAACCACAACAACCCCATGAAAGGGATTTGAACATGGACAAGGAACAGTTCGACGCGCTGTCCGGCAAGGTGAACGCCCTGACCGAAACAGCAGTCACGAAAGAAGACCTGAAGAACGCAATGGCAGAGGCAATGAAGCCGCTGATCGACGCACAGGTCGAAATGACAGCCAACGCCAAGGCCAAGGATGAAGCCGAGCTTGCAGGCTATGTTGCCGCAATCGTCAAGGCCAACATTCTTGACGCTGAGTCCGCCGGTGAGCTGACAATTAACGCAGCCCGTAAGCTGGCCGAAAAAGCCAAGCCGGGAACTGCAACAAACCTCAACGCCGCGCTTGGTGACGCGCCCGCTGACGAGTTCGCGGACGTGGACCTCAACACAAACATGAAGGTGGCATAATCATGGCAGGCAACGTCATTTATCGCGGCCCGGTTAATTCCGAAGCTGAATCTGTTTCCGACAAAAAAGTCGCGGGGGCATACCTTCCGGGGATATTGGTGACTGAGAGCGCCACAGAATTCACCATGGCAACAGCGGCAGACATTGAAGGCGATCTGCTCATTTTGTCGAACCGAAATTTCTTTGAGCAGTCTGTCGCAACGGCGTATGCCGATGAAGATACGGGCGTCGCTTTTCGCCCTCGCGTCGGTGAGATCTACCAAGTGCGCCTTGCCAATGCGACGTACGCAAAAGGCGCGAACCTGACTATCGGCGCGGATGGCCGCCTCATCGCATCGGGCGTATCGGAGCGGGTTTTCGCAACCTTCGACGACGTGCCAGGCGCATATTCGGCAGGCACCCTTGCCGACGTTCGCATCGCCAACAACTTCGTCACAGCCGCATCGTAAGGAGCGCAAACAATGCTATTGTATACAAGTGAACAACAGCGTGCGGTTCTTGCGAACCGTCGCAACTGGAACGCCTCGCAGGTGGCGCTTGCCGCTTCTATTGGCAGTGATGCGATGGTCGGCAACGCCGCCCCGCTGCCCAAGGATGTCTGGGGCGCATGGGACCGCGAAGGGGTTGAGATTCAGCGTGACCTGCAGCCCGTGTTCAATGATCTGGCGGCAACGCTTTCGATGCCAATGGCAATCGGGAAGCTGGTCCACCACTTCCAGACGATCAGCGACAGCGGCAATGTCAACGTGTCTCTTGACGGCAGGTCCAAGGCGCGCACAGATCAGCCGGTCTATGCCTACCACGGAACGCCAATCCCGATCATTGACAGCTCGTTTAGCTACGGCTGGCGGCAGGTCGAGGCGGCTCGCACTGAGGGGTTCAATCTGGACGCCGCAGGTCGAGCCAACAGCCAGCGCAAAATTGCCGAAAAGGCCGAAAGCGCTGTTCTGAATGGCTACGCCGGAATCGAAGTTAACGGGGAGCAATCTTACGGACTGCGCACGCACCCCAAGCGCTCCACCCGCACGACTGCGCAGGCGCTTATCACGGCCACGGGTGCCGAGTGGGTTGCAAACGTCGTAGCAACTCTCAAGCTGCTGCACGCGAAGAACTTCAAGGTGCCCGCGACGCTCTACGTCAACTTTGATGATTGGTTCTATGCCAACTCAACCGACTTCAAAGCGAACGGCGACAAGACAATCGCCCAACGTGTTTTGGAAATTGCGAACCTCGGCCAGGTCATCCCTGCCGACAGCATCGCCGCTGGTGAGATCATCGCCGTTGTGAAGCGCCGTGAGGTCATTCAAGTGCTGAACAGTATGCCAATGACCACCCGCGCGCAGTTTCGCGCAAACCCCGAGGACGATTACAACTTTTCGGTGATGATGGCCGCTGCTGTTGAAATCAAGTTCGACGCAGAAGACAACTGCGGCGTGGCGCACTCGACACTTGCCTAATCTTCTTGAGGGGCTGGCATTGCTGGCCCCTTTACTAAGATTAACCAAGCAAAGGAAATAGCCATGAAAGCGGAAATTACAGAAAAAGGCGTCTTTAACGCCGCTGGTAATGAAGTTGGTGTTGGTGAAGTGATCGATATTACTGGCGACACACTGCCCGCCGCTTTGGTCGGAAAGGCGCGCATCATCAAAGCCAAGCCAAAGCAAGCGAAGACAATGATCGTCAACCCTGCAGATGGCGCCGTAAACGAGGGCGCGCCACAGATGCCTGGCGGACCAGCGCCGAAGTCGAAATAATGACCGCAACTATCGCCGGATGGATTGCATACGCCACCGCCGCTGGCGATACGGTTGCGGATGATGCCGCCAGCGCGTCGGCATTGGTGCGCGGGCAAAGGCACGTCACACGCAGCTATGTGAATTACTTTATGTCCCCCTATGGTGCGACAAGCGACGGGGTTGATGATGCTGTGTATGAAGCGGCAACACTTGAGCTAGCAACGCCTGGCTTTTGGTCGCAGACATTTACGCCAGATCAGCAAAAAGCGTTGACCAAAGTTGACGCGATCCAGTGGACGTTGCGCGATAGTGGGCTGCAAGGTGCGGCGGCGGCAACCCCGGTCAGCACAGTCATTGATGCTCTGTTGCGCCGATATATGCGGACCTACATCGGAGCCTATAAAGTATGAGCGAAGACTGGAACGCCGTCGCAACAGATATAAACGCTGCGTTGGCGGAAGTCGGCACGATCGGCATTATCAAGCGCAAGGGCGCCAAGACCGGACCAGACAACAAGCCTGTATATGGCCCTGAAGTCACACATAATTTCAATGTTGTTCTAGGCACCTTCAGCAACAAAGAACGCGAAGGCACGGCTATTTTGGCGACCGACATTAAAATCATGGCAGGGGTTGGCGCTGTGGTTCCAGCGGTATCAGACAGAATTAGTGTTCAGGGCCTTGATTATCAGATATACGGCGTGCAACCGCCTAAGCCGGGCGGCATTGATCTGATGTATGAAATATGGGCAAGGGCGTGACACGCACCATCTACGATGATTACCCCGAGGCCTGCGCCGCCCTAGAGCGCGCGGCATTTGAGCAGGGCGCACTGATGGCAATGGCTTGGCTGGTCGCGTTCTATGCCATGAAAAACGCCCGATAAACCACACGACAACTCAACCCACAGGCCCCGCAAGCGGGGTCGTTTCGCATGGAAGGAACCAACCCATGAGCCACGAAGCAAACAAGCTCATCGCGTCGGCAAAGATGGACGCCTTATATCAAGCGGCTAAGGCCTCTATGCCCGATGAAGTACGCAGGGCTGACCTATTCGCTACGGTTCGCAAGGTTCATTACGATGCTTCAATGCGCGCAGGGTTTACTGCCGACGAGGCATTGCAGCTCTGCATGATGCGCGAGTAGCTTAAATGGCACGTCGCAAAACCCTCCTAGACCTGCTGGACGAACTGGAACCAAGCGTTCGCAAGGCGTTTGACCAAGCCCTCGCCAACATTCGCAGCGACGTGCAAATCGCCGCGCTAGAGGCCGCAATTGGCGCTGGCAACGTAGGGGCCGCACTGGCCGCTATCGGGCTTGGGGCAAGCTATTTCAGGCCGCTGGATGAAGCGCTGAGGGCTGCGCACCTCGTGGGCGGCGACTTCACGATTGATGCTGTCAAAGCGGCAGGCGCGCGGCAGGGCGTCAAGGTGACAGGGCGCTTCGACAGCCGCAACCTTCGCGCCGAGGCAATCCTGCGCCAGTTTTCGAGCGATAAGATCGTAGAGATCACCACCAGCACTGTTGAAGCGGTGCGCGAAGCACTGACGGACGCCATCACGCGAGGGACGTCACCACGGGCAGCGGCGCTGGATCTGGTGGGCCGCGTTGGCCCCGGCGGCGTGCGCACGGGCGGAATTGTTGGGTTGGACAGCCAGAAGGCAGCGTTTGTTCGCAACATGGCCGATGATCTGCGCAATCTGGATGCAGGATACTTCAGCCGCAAGCTGCGCGACAAGCGGTTCGACGGTCTGGTGCGTCGGGCAATCAAAGCGGGCAAGCCGGTATCTGCGGCAGACATATCCCGGATCACGGCACGCTACACCGGGCGGCTGCAAATGCTGCGTGGCGAAACAATCGCACGAACCGAACTGCTCGGCAGCCTTCACGCGGCACAGGCTGAGGGATTGCAACAAATGCAGGACAGCGGGCAAATAGCGCCGGGGGCCATCACACGAGAATGGGATTCCGCTGGCGACAGCGCAACGCGCGACAGTCACCGCGCAGCAGATGGGCAGATACGCCAGCAAGGCGAGGCGTTTGATATTGGCGGCTTCGCAATGATGTATCCCGGCGATCAATCTGCGCCTGCGTCTGAGGTGGTGAATTGTCGCTGTGTGGTGAGGCCTCGCGTTGACTTTATCAAGGGCTTGGCCGAGCGCCTGACGCCGGAAGAACTGGCGCAAACAAGGGCGCTGATGTGACCACGTACAGTTTCGCTGACCTTCCCAAGTGGGTCACTAAGACCGAAAAGGTTATAGACGCAGTAGTTTCGCAAGCCACAAATGACTTGGTGGCTGACATCAAAATCGTGCCGGGCATCAATCGCGGTGGCAGTCGGGTCAAAGGCACGATCCCGCGCGACTTAAACGCCCTGGCTTCGTCGCTACAGTCGAGCCTGAACGGCAGCACGGCAATCTCTGGCGCGACCAGCTTCGCCTTTGTCGCAGGGCAAATGACGGCAGGCGACACGGCAAGGTTTGCATGGGGTGGCAAGGGCAGCGGCGCTGAATACGCCGAGGCGGTCCACTACGGCGCAAACGGCGTGCCCGGCACGTACTGGATCGATGTCGCGGCAGCGGGTTGGCAGGGCTACGTCAAGGGCGCCGTCAGAAAAGCAAGGGCGGAACTGGGATGAAGCGCAGCGACATAAACAACGCACTCACGGGGCGACTTGCGGCGGGTGGCACGGGCCTGCTCGGCACTTGGCCTGCATATGAGCCGCAAGGCGCAATGGCCCGCCCATATTTTGAGGTTTTATTCCCCTCGCAGACCCGCACCGGCCCGATGCTGTCGGCTGATGTGATCGAGGAAACGGGGCTGATGGCCGTTGTTGTTGTCGTCAAGTTTGGCGCTGGCGATGATGCAGCCAATGACTATGCCAATGCTGTCTCGGATCTGTTTCCGCAGGCGCTGACCATTCCAATTACCGGCGGGCTTATAACAATTGAACAGCCCGCCAATATCGCTAGCGGGTTCCGCGACGGTGCAGATTGGCGCGTTCCCCTGACGATCCGCTACTCCGCTTTAAACACATAATCAGGACATAAAATCATGGCAGTTATTGCAGCAACACTCCTCACTGGCAGCGGCGCGCGCGTCGTAACCCAAACCACGCTCGGGGCTTCGGACACGCTTGTCTATCTTCCGGGCCGGGGCCAAGTCCTAACTTTGCGCAACGCCTCTGGCGGCGCGCTTACGCCCAAGATTGACGGAGCGGGCGGCACGACTGTTCCAGTCCCCGGTATTGGCGCCGTACCGGTCACGGCTGGCCTCACGCTCGCATCGATTGCAGACGGCGCAGTGGTCGCCATTCCTATGGACACTATTTCCGCATATCTGCAGGGCGTTGTAACCATTGATGGCGGCGACGACATTGTTGCCACCCTCACGAGCTATTGAGGGTAGAAATGCCCGTGGTGCCGCTGGGAAAGCGCAAATCCAAAGCCCCTGAAATTATCGAACCCGTGCGCCTGATTAAAATCGCGCGCGGCGATAAAAACTATCCCGCCGTGATCTATAACGGCGAGGCTCCACAGATCGGCGCGCCGCTTTTGCTCAAGCTGGAAAATGGCGTGACCTACACTGGTATCGTTTACGACGCGACCGTGGCCGATGGCGAGGTTCTGGTCGAGTTCGTTGACGGGATAAGCCCCGTCCAAGAATAGCGGCCTACCCGGCAGGTCGCTTCCCATGACTGGGGTTAGGCCGGGATCAATCCCAATCATTATAGGAGGCCACTCACATGGCTCTACAATCCTCTGTCGGCATCACTGTTGGCGTTTCCGACACGCTGCCATCGACACACGACGCTTCAGGCTTTGGCGGCCTGACGTTTACGGCCAGCGGCAAGCTATCTGACGTTCCGCCCATGGCAGGCATCTTCGACACGGCGGCCTTTGACGACCTGAGCACCGGCGAAGAAGAAAAGTTCGGCGATATTCTGCGCGCCGGGTCGGGTTCCCTGATGTTCGGTTACGACACATCGGACACGGGCCAAGCCAAGCTGGAGGCCGCTGCGGATGCTACCGCTGATGCCAGCAAAAAGGTGGCTCTGGAATTCACCCTGAAGGATGGGACCGTCTACTACCGCCTCGCCATCATCACATCCTACGTCCCAGAGGCGGCCATTGGCAGCGTCCTGATGGCTAACGTCTCGGTCGAGTTTTACCGCAAGCACATCAAGGTAGCTGCGTAAGCATCCCGACGCGCCGGTTTCTTTCCTCCTGGCGTTTGACGGATAGGGCCGCATTGGCGTGGTTAACCAATGCGGCCTTTTAACCAAAACCAAAGGAATTTATCACATGACTGACTTCGCAAAACTGACTGGCCAGCCCTCGGCAATCGACGACAGCCTAGAGGCATTTCTCTGCAAGCCAGCTGGCTTCAAAGACGGCAGCGATGGCCAGCTTGAGCTGACGATGCACCCGGTCAACGGCACGCGCTTCAAGAAGTCTGTGCGCAAGATGCACATTAAATCGACGCGGGCAGACAAGGCCGATGCAGAAGCTGACAGCGATATGACCGAGGATGAGCTTGACGCGGAAATCATCAAAGGCGACGGGCGCACAGCCGAGCTGCTGGCGCGCTGCTGCGACAGCTGGAACCTGAAAGACGGTGGCAAGCTGGTGAAGTGCAGCCTTGAAAATAAGACAGCGCTATTCGCCGCTTTGGAGTCACTGAGAACGGCTGTTGATCTGGAGATCACATCTGCCGGAAAAAAGACCAAGGCGACAAAGACCGCCTGATATTGTGGGCGCGCCAACTTGCTTGGCTGCAATGCGCGGACTCTGAAAAGGCTCCCGTGCGTTGGATCCAGCTAGATCGCGCGCCCCATATCCTGCCCGAGCAGGGGGGTCTATTCGATGCGGCCTACGTCCTGCGCCGGGTTGGCCTGTTTGCCTCACGCGGCGAGGGTGCCGTCGCTTCTATTTCCGCCGGGCAGATCATGGACTTTGTCGCCGCAACCTGCGGTCTCATGTCGCCGTATGAAGTGGACGCGGCATTGCTGGCCTCTGATGCCTATGTCGGAGAGTATCATCGCTCGAACAATCGCAGCACGGATGCGCCATGGGATTGGCCTAAATCCAAGCGTGATCTTGAGATATTCGACGCCTCGACGGCAAGAGCGGTCAAGGCGGTTACGGGCGAATAGTTCGCACAAATAATGATTGCGCAAGGAATTAAAAAATGACCGATATCGCCGAACTTGCGTTAAAAATCGACAGCAGCCAAGCGCGGACTGCCACCAAAGACCTAGACAAGTTCGGCAAGGAGGGACGCAGCGCTGAGGGCGCAGCGACGCGGCTGGGCAAGTCTTCAAAACTGGCGTTTGCTGGAATGGCTGCGGCTGCAACGGCTGCGGTGGGGGCAGTGGCTTCCCTTGGGGCTGCTACTCGGCAGGCGCTTGAATTTGGGTCGGCTCTGTCCGAGGTCGGCACGCTGATCGAAGGCACGGCAAAGCAGACTGCGTTTCTGGACGATGCCAGCAAGCGATTGGCCGCAACCTACGGCGGGTCTGCGACTGCACAAGCCAATGCGTTCTATCAGGCGATCAGCGCGGGCGCGGCTTCTGTAGAGGACGCGGCGGTTCTTCTTGACGTGGCGAACCGTCTGGCAATCGGCGGCGTCACAGATGTCACGACGGCGGTAGATGTTCTGACTTCGGCGATGGACGTTTACAAGGAATCAAACTTAAGCGCGGCGGATGCCAGCGATGCCCTTTTTGTCGCCATGAAGGGCGGTAAAACAACGATTGAGGAACTTTCCGCTTCAATCGGTAAGGCGTTACCATTCGCTCAGAAACTTGGACTTTCGTTTGATGAGACTGCCGCCGCCGTGGCGGCTTTAACACGCGGCGGCTTGTCCACTGCTGAATCTGTGACTGGGCTTAAAGCGGCTTTGATCGCTATTGCTAACCCGTCACAGCAAGCAAGGGATTTGGCTAAAGGGTTGTCACTGGAATTTAACGCGGCTGGATTGCAGGGTAAGAACTTTGCTGAATTCATGGGCGAGGTATCTCTTGCCACTGGCGGCAGCGTTGAGCAGATGAGCCTGCTATTCAGTTCTTCCGAAGCGGCTGGCGCGGCTCTGGCATTCTCTGGGCAGACCGGCAAAATATACACCACCATCATGGAAAACATGGGCATCAAAGTCGGCGAAACCGACAAAGCCTTTAACAAAATGTCCGAGGATATGCAGCAACGCCTCAACGTGGCAATGGCGGGACTGAACAATATCGGCCTGACCATTGGCGATATGTTGTTGACGGTCTTGGTCCCGGCTATTGAGGGGGCGGCTAAAGTTGTTGCGCTTCTAGCGGATAACGCTGACGCTCTGGCAATTTCGCTGGGTATCTTGGCTGTCCGCAGCATTCCGGCGGCTATCAGTGGCCTGACCACATTGTCGGTTTCTCTATTCGGCGGGGCGACTGCTGCCGGGGCGATGGCTCTGGCAATGAACGCTATCCCCCTTGTCGCGGTAGTCACCGGACTCACGCTTCTGTACCGGAAGTATCAAGACATTGGTGATACCACTGGCGTTGCAGCGGCAGTGACCGATGTGATGAAAGAATCGGTTGATGGCCTAAACACCGCGCTTGATACATACGCAACCGACAAATCAGTAGCGACCAAAGCAGCAGTCTTGGGCGCAGCGCGAGACATGGAAGCTTTGGCAGAAACGACACTCGCGACTGTTGAGGCCAACCTTCTGTTCTTGAAAACACAAGCTGACGGCAACGCCTTGTTTGCTGAAACCGCAAATCAGCCCGGCGGGATTATGTATGACGTTGCTGCCCAAGTGGACGCGGCGCGGGCGTCTCTTGAAAAAGCGCGGGAAACAATCCAAAACCTTACCGATGACGCAGATGGCATGGGGGGATCTCTTGATGACGCCGAAGACAGCGCTGGCGGCGTAGCCCGCGCGTCCGGCCTGATTAACTTTGATGGTGCAGCTTCGAGCGCGGCTGATCTAGCCAAATGGCTTGGCATATCCTTGAGTCGCGCTTTGGCACTTTCCGCAACCACTCCCGCGATGGCAGACGAAGACCTTGCGATGTCGCAGCCCGTTATCCTCACCTCGGAGGGGCGTGCGGCGCAGCGCGAGGCGGTCAAGAATTTCAAGGCTCTGCAATCCGCTTTAGACGATGCCGGATCATCGGGATCATCGGCGGGCAGTGCTATCGCCAAGGGCATGAAGGAAGCTGAAAGGGAAGCCGCAAAGCTAGCCGACGAAATCGAGCGCCTTGAATTTGACGCTGACCCGATCAAGCGCTACAACGCCGAACTGTCCAACCTGAACGATCTTCTGGGCATGGAGGACGGCTTGTCGCAGGGCGCCTATGATGTTGCCTTGCAAAAGCTGAATGACGGGCTGGCGGATCAGATCCCAATGGTGAACGACGTGGCCTCCGCTTGGGGCGACTTCATCGCGGGCGGCCTCCGCGACTTCAAGGGCTTTGCCAATTCCATCCTAGACAGCTTCACAAGCCTGCTGTCGCAGATGATCGCCACGGCTGCGCGCAATAAAATCCTGATCAGCCTCGGCGCGTCTGGCAGCGTTGCGGGCGGCGCGGCATCGGCGGCCACAGGTGGCGGCGGTGGTATTGGCGGCCTTGGCGGCATCGCTGGTGGCTTTGGTGCGGCACTGACTGCTGGTGGCAGCCTTATGGGTGTCAGCGGCCTGCTAGGCGGCCTTGGCGCTGGCGTAGGCATGGCAGGCTCCGCCCTTGTGAGCGGCGGCCTGTCGAGCATGGCAGGCGTTATCGGCGCGCAGACCGCAGCGGCGACAGCGGCAGGCGCAAGCATGGCCTCTATAGGCGCGGCCATTGGTGCCGTGGCTTTGCCTGTCGCAGCGGTTGCGGCTGCCGTTTTCGCAATAAGCAAGGGCTTCGAGCGCAAATTCTATGGTTCAGGCCTTCGCGGCAGCTTCACCGACGAAGGTGCTGACGTTGAAACCTTGGACTTCTTCAAAGGCGGCGCGTTCCGGTCCAACAAAACCGTAATGTCTCCTCTCGAAGCCGAACAGCAGGCCGCTCTGGATAGCGCCGCGACTGGCATCAGCGGGTCAGTACGCGCTTTTTCTGAGCAGCTTGGCCTGTCGTCTGCAGCGATCGACGGCTTTGTCGGGGACAGCTTTACCATTTGGAGCAGCCGACAGAGTGCCGAGGAAACCGAGGCGCAGCTGACCGCTGAGCTTGAAAAGCTGGCCGTGGGCATGTCGGACCTTGTGCTGACAACCGGTGAATTTACGCGCGCAGGCGAAACATCTTTCCAAACGCTAGAGCGCCTCAGTGGTAGCCTTATCGGAGTTAATACAGCCTTAAACTTAATTGATGGCACGGCCCTGCAAGCCAGCCTGAGCGGTGCTGATGCGGCGTCTAGGCTTGTGGACTTGGCGGGCGGATTAGAAGCATTCGGTGCCAAGACCGGCTTTGTTTTTGCAAACATGATGACCACAATTGAGCAACGGTCCAAGGCTGTTGAACTTGCAACCTTAAATCTTGAAACGGCCTTCGGTGGGTTAACTCTGGCGATTCCAGAAACTCATGCTGAATTTATGGCCCTTGTAAAAGCGCAAGACCTGACAACGGCGGCAGGGCGCAACGCCTATGCCGCGCTGTTAGACGTGGCCGGGGCGTTTGTGCTCATAAACGGTACAGCCCAACAGGTCGCCGAAACCTCGCAGCGCCTTGTCGATCAAGCCCTCACCACAGCCACAACCGATCTAAACGCCGCCTTTGCACGGGAAATGGCTGCGACACGCGATACATTCCAGAGCGCGATTGACGGCCTGCAAGATAGCCTGACCGGCGCGCGGGAACGCTTGGCTGATTCTCGGGCAATCGCCAGCGCTTTAGAGGGCGCGCTCGAAAGCCGCTTATTTCCCAGCATCGATGCGCAGCGGCAGTCGCAAGACCGGGCTGCGGCGTACCTGCAATCTCTGGTTGGCATGGGCCGGATTAATGACGTGGACGCGCTGCAAAACGCTCTGAGCATTGTCGCTGATCCGTCCTCCGATACGTATGAGACCTTGGAGGATTATCGCCGCGATTTTGGCATCACGTCCGGGGTCATTGCTGCGCTGGAAAAAACAGCGGGCTTTGCGCTCACCGCGGACGAACAGGCCGTTAATCTGCTAGAGCAGCAAATTGACAACATGCGGTCGCAGTCTGAAATGCAGGTGGGCCTGCTTCAACAGCAGCTCGACGGCTTGCTTGGCATTGACGAAAGCATCATGTCTCTGGCGGCGGCTATGTCGGAATTCCGCGCGGCATCAGCAGCAGCGGGCGGCGCCGGTAGTGCCGCTGCACGTTCAATGGTTGGGTATAACGGCGGCGATCTGTCTGGATCGTTTACCGGAAATTCGCTTATCGACAGCAACACGCGAGCGATCACTGAGGCATACGGCGATATTCTTGGCCGCGTGCCGGACGCCAAGGGTCTAGCCTTCTGGAAAAATGCGGCTGATACGATAAGCATCCCTGACATTCGCGCCATGATAGCCGGATCCGCTGAATCCATTACTGGCGTTATTCCTCAACTTGCCAACGGCGGCGCGCACGCGGGCGGCTGGCGGATAGTGGGCGAGCGCGGGCCTGAGTTGGAATACACCGGGCCGTCGCAGATCGCCAGTAACAGCAAGTCGCTATTTGATACATCCAGACTTGAGGCGCAGGTTGAACGTCTTACGGCTCAGGTTTCTGAGCTTAAGCAGGTCAACATGAGCACTGCGCGCTCGAACGTCCGCAGCTATGACATCCTCGAAAAGTGGGACAATATCGGCACGCCCGGCACCGCCGCCGGGGAAGTCGTCAAGACGGAGGCCGCATAATGAGCGCCAAGATGATCCCGGTGCTGCCGATCACCGACACTCGGTTGACCAGCAGCACATTGCCAGAGGATGACTTTGACGCGTGGGCGGTGGGGACCACCTATGCCGCGACGGCGGATGATGCACCCGTCAAGGTTATCAAGGGCCATGTGATCTACGCAAGCCTGCAAGGGTCCAACGTAGGCAACGATCCCGAAGTTGTAGCTAATCAAGGCGTGTGGTGGACAAAGGGGCTTGCCACGAACCGCTGGTCTGTATTTGACGGCTATATTCAAAACCAATCATCGCGGGCGGAATCCGCAACTTGGGTTGTGACGCCCGGCGCCATTACAAATTCAGTTTCGCTGTTTAATCTAATTGGGGAAAGCGTTACAATTGTCGTGACCGATCCGACAGATGGCGAAGTTTACAATAGAACGTTTCCTTTGGTGGATAATACAGCCGTTGTTGACGCCTACACTTATTTCTTTTCGCCAATTGTTACGATTGACAATCTCTGCGTTACAGATTTGCCGCCATATGGAGCGGCGGCTATCAGCGTTACGGTTAGCAACGCGGGCAGCACGGCGGCGGTAGGGCAAATTGCATTCGGCTATTCTGAAGTATTAGGCATTACGCTTAACGAGGTTCCGCTTGGAATTAATGATTTTACGCGGCTGAACGAGGATTCCTTTGGTCGAACCACCCCGGTTATTCGCGGCTATTCGCGCACGGCGACACCTGCAATTGCAGTTGATAGTTTCCGCGTGACCTACCTTGAAAAGAAGCTGGCCGATCAACGAGGCATTCCAACGGTCTGGGCATTTGACACGCGGCACGGCGATAATCAGCTTGTCTACCTCGGCTTCTTCTCCAGCTATAATTTCATGTACCAATATGCCGAGAAGACAATTCTCGATATTGACATCAGGAGCCTTGTCTAATGACAGACCCAACATTCACCGCCGCCCCGTCTGTAATCCCCTCGCGGTCGGCTCCGTCTACGTTTTCGGCTTTAACTGATCCGTTTCTTGTGTGGGAAAAGACGTTTCGAGGCGAGCTGTCAACGTCGGTTTCTTGGTTCGCATTGCAGGTCACGAACGCTGGACAAGCGGTTATTGATGCACAGGCGGAGGTCGTGCTGGCCGCAGATCAAGTCACCCTTGCGACTGCCCAGAAAGACGAAGCGACGGCACAAGCTGTCCTCGCGGCTTCATCAGCAGCAGCGGCTATTGTCACTACCAACGCGGCAGCTTGGGTTTCTGAGGCGTCCTACACGGCCTTGGACAACGCAATCTCGGGTGTGGACTTTGGCACCTATCGCGCGATCCTAACGCACACGGGTGAGACAACAGACCCTAGTGCAGATGAAACGAATTGGGTTCTAATCGGTTTCATCGGCAAGGCTAGTCAAGCCCAAGCTGAGGCGGGCACGGATAACTCCAACGGCATGACTCCGTTGCGTACCTCGCAGGCTATTGATGAGTTGTCCCCTAGACTTTCGACAGTAGCAACAACAGGTGCAACGCAATCAATTGACTTTGGGTCAAACAAGGTAATTACATCAGCGGCAAACGCAGCGACGGTAACTTACTCATTTGATAACCCTGTGGGAGTTGCCAAGGTTGATCTGGTTATCGACTATCAGGCATTGACGGGTTATAGCCTAGCCTCTGCGTTTTATGAAAACCTTTCATTTAGTGTTCGCTCGCAGGAAGCTAATCCATCATCTTTGTTCTTCAAGTCCGATGGCACAAAGATGTACGTAATAGGGACAAGTAACGCCGTAGTCTACCAGTACTCCCTCTCAACTCCTTGGGTTATTAGTTCAGCGTCTTACGATAGTGTCTCTTTTAGTGTTGAGTTTCTAGATAACGATATAACTGGGTTGTTCTTCAAGCCCGACGGTACAGAAATGTACGTAATAGGGCAAGAAAGAGGCAGAGTCTCCCAATATTCTTTATCAACTGCTTGGGTTGTTAGTTCAGCGTCTTACGACGATTATTTTAGTGTTACTTGGGAGGCGACCACTCCAGTTGGGTTGTTCTTCAAGCCCGACGGTACAAAGATGTATGTAGTTAATCGAGGGAGTTATAGGGTCTACCAGTACTCCCTCTCAACTCCTTGGGTTATTAGTTCAGCGTCTTACGATAGTGTTGAGCTTGCTGTTTTTTCGCAGGACTCTAGGCCACAGGGGTTGTTCTTTAAGCCTGATGGAACAAAGATGTATGTAGTAGGGTCAAGTAACGACAGGGTATACCAATACTCCCTCTCAACTCCTTGGGTTATTAGTTCAGCGTCTTACGATAGTGTTTCATTTAGTGTTAATTCGGAGGGCCCTAGTCCAAATGGGCTGTTTTTTAAATCTGATGGCTCAAAGATGTACGTAGTAGGGTCAAGTAGTGACAGTGTTCACCAATACTTTTCCGCAGACATTCCAACGTTAGTTTTCCCCGGAACAATGGAATCAGTAACAATACCACTAAAGGTATATGAGAAAACAGCGGTTACAATCGTCACTGCGGATAGTGGGGCTTCTTACCAAGTAATCTCAATACTGGGAGGGATTGTATAATGCGTATGATTGAACTCACAGATGGTTCACGGGTTACATCAGAGCAATTCAAGTTGCAAAACCCTAACGTGCAATACGGCGGCGAGTTTCCGTCGGCGGCATACCTTGCGACTATTGGGGCATCTATTGTGACCCCAACCAAATACCCCGACCTCGCAACGGGCAAAGAGATGCGCCTGCAGGAACTCGCGCAACGTCGCTATGAGGCAGAAGAGGGCGGCACCACTCTGGGAGGCAACCCACTGGCAACAGACCGGATCACTCAGTCCAAAATCACAGCGGCATACGTCAAGGCAAGTGCAGATGACGGCTTTCAGATCACTGCATGGAAAACCGGGCCGGGGGTATTCTCAACGCTCACGGCGGCAAGCATCATCGCAGCGGCCAATGCAATCGAGGCTCATGTTCAGGCGTGTTTCGACAACGAGGCCAGCCTATCGGGTGAGATCACAGACGCGGCGGACCTAGAGGAATTGGCGGCTGTTGACATCGAGGGGGGCTGGTAATGAGCAACGCGGTTGCAATAATTGAGCATATTCGCGGGGAAACCGTATCTTTCGGCCTGCGGTCTGACCCTGCTTATGATGGTACTGAAACAGTAACTTGCGATGTTAAGGTGGCGATCAATGGCTCTAGGGTGCCACCTGCATCAGCCGCAACCGTTGCGAGCATCACACCTTCTTTCGTGGAGGCCGCTGGTAACGTGCGCGCCTATTGGTCGTTCAACCTTACACCCACCCAGACGGCAGCACTCGCTGCACAGACCTACATCACGGATGCAAAGGTCGTCTACACATCCGGCGTCGTGGACTACCCCCTGCCTTTGGCGATCAAGTTGGCAGAGAGGGTCACTGTATGACCGTCGAATGGTTCCAGCCGCCGGGCGTTGTCCATGAGTGGTTCGGGCAGACGCAAGGCACCCTCGCGACCATCGCACGAGGAGGCACAACGGCGGTTGCATCCGTGGTTGGCGCTCCCGGTTCGGCTGGTGCAGGTGCATCGGTTGGGCCCGGCTTCAAGCTCGTCGGCACAGAAATTCGCTACGATATATCATCACTTACAGGAGCCTAATCATGGCACTACAAGGTACAGACCAATTCATCGTTGAGCGCAGCAGCACAGTTTATTCTGTGTTGTCGTCTGATATTCTCGCATATGTGCAGGCCAATATCGGCGCATCTGAATATGACGTGGCAGACATAGCGGAGCGCAATGCTCTCTTGGGGCTATCTACTGGCGACCGCGTGTTCGTCGTTGATGCATCCGCAGATTCAACAGTAGAGAGCGGCTGGGCAATTTATGTTTGGCGCGGATCGGACTTTACAAAAGTGGCTGAGGCTGAGGGGTTAGATGTCACTGTTGGCGGGGCAAGCCTTGGTTACACCGCCAGCGCCACACAAGGCATCGTCACTTCATCGACAGGCACTAATGCAACCCTACCAGCGGCCACCGGGACCAACGCGGGTCTGATGCTTCCCGCGCAATTCACTAAGGCGGGACATATCGCAGTCACGGGCGCAGTTGATCTTGATGACTTGCTTGCGGCATCTCACGCAGCGGCTACCACGGCAGGGACCGCGAACAATAACCCGATTGTGCTATCAACGCAGGAACTATCGTTCTCCATCTCCAATCTGACATCGGCCCCGTAAAATGGCTGTTACATCAACCGATCTTTTAATGATTGAGAGGGGCGGGACGCTGTATAAGGCGCCCGTTTCTGAATTGCCCTCGGGCGGTGGTGGTGGTATCCAAGACCTACGCACCGCGACCGCCACGACAGCGACCACTGGCACCGGAACCATTACGCTTGTGTTCACGGGGGCTGGCCTGCAATCCGCAGCCGCTGCGGGCGTGTCTGACGGAGATACCGTGCGCTACGCAATAGAGGACGGGACCGCGTGGGAGATCGGCACGGGCGTTTATACGGCGTCCGGCACGACACTAACGCGGGGGCTTGGCGAGAGTAGCACGGGGAGCCTGTTGAGCCTGTCGGGGTCGGCGGTGGTGTTTGTGACTGCGGCGGCGGAGGATGTAGCCACCCCCATCGGAACTATCGAAATACACCCCGCGTCACAGGACAGGCTAGGCTATCTGGACCTAGACGGGCTTATTTATGAAACAACTAGCTATCCAGAATTGGCGGCTGCGTTTCCGAATTGGAGACCTAGTTCCTTTTCAGATGTTGTAAGTGGAACCCCAACACTATCTAGCACAGGATACGGCGCGGCGTTCTCGCCTGACGGTGACTTATTAGCAGTGGCTCATGTTGGCGGTAATAACCTGACAATCTTGGACACTTCAGATTGGAGCGTTGTAAGTGGAACCCCAACACTATCTGGGACAGGAAACGGCGCGGCGTTCTCGCCTGACGGTGACTTATTAGCAGTGGCTCATTTTGGAGGGAATAACCTGACAATCTTGGACACTTCAGATTGGAGCGTTTTAAGTGGAACACCAACACTATCTGACGCAGGAAGAGGCGCGGCGTTCTCGCCTGACGGTGACTTATTAGCAGTGGCTCATGTTGGCGGTAATAACCTGACAATCTTGGACACTTCCGATTGGAGCGTTGTAAGTGGAACCCCAACACTATCTAGCACAGGATACGGCGCGGCGTTCTCGCCTGACGGTGACTTATTAGCAGTGGCTCATGTTGGCGGGAATAACCTGACAATCTTGGACACTTCCGATTGGAGCGTTGTAAGTGGAACCCCAACACTATCTGGGACAGGAGTAGGCGCGGCGTTCTCGCCTGACGGTGACTTATTAGCAGTGGCTCATGTTGGCGGTAATAACCTGACAATCTTGGACACTTCAGATTGGAGCGTTGTAAGTGGAACCCCAACACTATCTAGCACAGGATTAGGCGCGGCGTTCTCGCCTGACGGTGACTTATTAGCAGTGGCTCATGTTGGCGGTAATAACCTGACAATCTTGGACACTTCCGATTGGAGCGTTGTAAGTGGAACCCCAACACTATCTGGGACAGGAAGAGGCGCGGCGTTCTCGCCTGACGGTGACTTATTAGCAGTGGCTCATTCTGGAGGTAATAAACTGACAGTAATAATCAACGCAGACGAGACAAAAATAGAAATACCAAACGAGTTCCCTCCTGTTTTAGACGCTAAATATGCCGTCAAAGCGGAGGAAATATAATGCAGGTATATGCGACAGACAAAAGCGGGGTATGGACGGGCGAAAGCCGTGAGGTCGGCCATAAAGATGGACGTCACCGCCACGAAGTCCCGCACGATCCACCTGCACTAACCGGAAATCAAGTGGCCCAATGGCGCGGCCATGTCTGGGTTGTCCTTGATGATTACCCTATACGCGAAAAGCGGAGGGACAAGGTTGCAGCACTCGCCACACGCCGCTGGCAAGCGGAGGAAGGCGGCACCACTCTAGGCGGCAATCCCCTTGCGACGGACAGAACAACGCAAGGGAAAATAACGGCGGCATTTGTCAAGGCGGCGGCTGATCCAGCCTATGGAATTGGCGCGTGGAAGTCTGGGCCGGGTGTATTCTCAACGCTCAACGCGGCAACAATCATCGCGGCTGCAGACGCTATCGAGGCGCACATTCAGGCGTGTTTTGCGAATGAGGCCACGCTATCCGCGCAGATTGAAGCGGCGACCAATGAAACGGAATTGGCGGCTGTGGATATTGAAAGCGGATGGCCGTGATACGTATGCCCCGCCCTCTTTATATCGCTTGCCGCGTCGGTGAGATGTTCGTCGGGCTGGTGAGCCGCGCGATTAACGGTTCACTCCCCGGCGGCTCAACATTCCAGACATTAAGCGCAAGGTCGCACATTGAGACAAACACGGGCTGGCTACGAGCGCGGAGAATTATCAACGCGATGTTTTTTTGGCAACCGGATCACTGCGCGGCGGAATGGCAACGCGAAATCGAAAACGCGGAAAAGACGCTGCGAAAAGTGAAAGGCAAATGACACAGATGATTGAAAATATCGAGCGCGGCATTACGCTGCCCAAATCGCTTGCGTGGGTTATTCTAGTCGGCTTCTTAACCGGCGGCGTTTGGATCGGAACGCAAGTGACCGACGCAAAGGCAGGCATAAAGGCCTTGTCGGACCGGCAGGTTGAGGATCGTGGGGCAATCAAAAGCAACACGGAAGAAATCAACAATCTGCGCTCATCTACTGCGCGCATTGATCAGCGGCTAACAGGCATTGAAGACATCTCAGCGCGCACTGAAGCGTCTGTATCTGAAATCTTGCGCTACCTGCGCGGGAACACTTTTGGCCGTAGCAACGGAGCGGAATGACAAAATGAAACTGATACCAGACGCAAAGACGGTGGCGCTTAAATCCTATTCGATGTGGGCTAATTACTGCGGCATCGCGGCGATAATGGCGCCCGATGCGATCTACCTTTCCACCGGTCGGGACACCAACCCGCACATGTGGCTGGCAATCGGCCTTGGCCTGATTATCGCAGGCATCGCGGGACGGATTGTATCGCAGGGAATCGCCCGATGATTAAGTCATTCCTATGCGCGATCTTTGTCTGTGCCGCTGCGCCTCCCGCGCCGATTGCAAACACCACAGAGGCGGCGACCATGCGTGTCCTTGTGCCGTTGGTGGCAAAATGGGAGGGCAAGAAAAACACCGCCTATCTCGACACCATCGCCAGCCCTGCTGTGTGGACTGTCTGCTATGGCGAGACGCGTGGCGTAGGGCAGGGCGACACATACACCGATGCGCAATGCTCGGCCATGCTGGAGCGCGGGCTCGGGCAGTTTCGGGACGGGCTGCATGGATACTTTACGCGGGAGACACGGGATTTGCGCCTGACGCCAGAGCGTGACGCGGCCTATGTGTCGCTGGCATACAACGCTGGGATCTATGGCATTGGCAAATCAACGGCAACTCGGCGGCTGAACGCTGGCGACATCGCGGGCGGCTGCGCAGCGCTCGGCTGGTGGAATAAATCCGGAGGCAGAATTGTGCGCGGGCTGGTCAATCGCCGGGCTAATGAAACGCGGCTCTGCATGGTGGGGCTGACGTGATCCGCGCCTATCTGGCTGGAGGCATCCTCGCGGCGTTCCTGGCGCTTGCTGGGGGGCTGTGGTGGCAGTCCAGCACCATCGGCAACCTACGCGACGACAACGCCCGCTTGACGCGCTCTGCGGCGGCGCTAGAGGATGCCCGCGCGCAGGCCCGGCTTGCTGCCACCGTGGCCCAATCCGAGGTGGCCCGCCAGCGCGCCAGGGCCGCCCAATATGAGCGGGTAAAAGACAGCTTTCGCAAAGGAGACTTCGATGCGCCCTTGCCTGATGATTTTCGCGTGCTGCTCAATCGCATCCTGCGGTCCAGCAACGATTGAATACCGCAACGTGCTGCCGGACCTGCCAACCGAATTGCGCACCCCGGTCGCGGTGCCGGATCGGCAGGCTGAAACGTTGGGCGATCTGGGGGTGATACTGTCCGATCACGTTGAAGCGCTGGATGCGGCCAACGGCAAGATTACGGCGATTGATGACATTTGGCGCACCGCTGAGGCTGGCATCTAAGCAAGGAAATCCACCATGAAAATGATTGCAACCGCTCTGGCGGTCCTTTTGGCGCTTCCCGCCGCTGCTGAGTGCTACAAGCGCGACCACCTCGCCGCATACCTGCAGGTTGAGCATGACCTTGCGCTGCATTCATGGG